CCTTTACCAAGTAATGCCTTACCAGCAAAAGCAGCACCGATTGCAGTTACAACACCAAGGATTCCACCAAAACTGGATTTAACTGTTTCAACCTGTCCAGTTAATTTACCTGCTGCATCTTTTACCTGAACAGTAGATGAACCAATATTTGTAATAAATTCAAATATAGACATAACAGGTTTAATTAACGCAGTCATAACACTAAATACTGTTTTTACAATCGGAATAATTCCTTTTACTGTACTAGAAATCGATTCTATTATTTCATCAAAACCACCACCTGCTTCGGTAGCGTCTAACATACCATGCACCATTTCTAATATAGGTGAAAGTAATTTTGATAGTTTTTCTTGCAATTTAGTTACTATGTTTGACATTCTTTCTTTAATTGCAGCGGATTCTTTTTCCTTTGCCATTTTTTCAATTTCACCCTTCATCACATCGTTCATGCCATCTTGATTCAGTTTACGAAGTTGTTCCGCGTTCATGTTCTGCATTTCATCCAGTCTTTTCTGAGAAACACCCATTTTTTGTAGTTTATCAGCGTTTGACAACATCGTAGTCATTTCTTCAACAGACATACCCATTGCTTCTGCCATAGACTTTTGTTGAATACGATTCATTTTTGTAAATTCACCCAAACCACCTGCTTGTTTTAACAATTCATCTTGAAGTCCAGCAATATCACCGTTCAATGCAAGTTCACGAGCTTTATCTAATTGAAGATTTTTACCTGTCAATACCCTTGCTTCCATTTCTTTTTCAAGCGATTGCTCAATATCCAACATACCGTCACCAATATCTTGAACTTTTTTCAAATCATGTCCGAGTAATTTAGCTTTCTGTGCCGCAGCAGCAAGTGCTGACGGTATTCCCTTAAAAGCAACCGCTACTTCCTTCGGTACACCCGCTAATGCTTTCAAAGCCTGCTTACTTGTCATTAAACCACCACCCATCTTTACAGCAGTTCCTGCAAGTTCTCCCATACTTTTACCAGTTATAGAAGAGAGAGTTTGCATCGATGCAACTTCATCTGAACTCATTCCGAATTTTTCAGTTAAAAGTGTTGCATCTTTTACAAGTTGTTTTACAGCAGGATTACCACTTGCTAATTGTGAACCAATATCCAAACCACCCATCATTTCAGAAACAGCACCGATATTTTTCACTACTTCTTTTGAGTTAATACCAACCATCCCCATTTCACCTGCAATATCAACAGATGTATCACGTAATTCAGTTGCTGCTTTTCTACTTATTCCAAACTCGTTACCAATTTCGGCTACTTCTTCATCAACTTTATTAAAAGCACCGATTAAGAAATCGGCAGCACCCATTAGTAAACCAAGTCCTAATGCAGCCGAAAACTTACCTGCTAAACCAATCATTGATTTCAAACCACCACCTGCTGCTGCAAATGCTTTGCCGAAGTTCTTTTCATTAACAGCAGCGTTAAATGCTTCACCGAACTGCTTTTTCATTTTATTTGCAGTCTTATCTATGTTCATTAATTTACCGATTTTGTCACCAGATGGTATTTTATCCAACAATCCACTCATACTAAGATTAACGCCACCCATTGCATCTTTAAGTAATCCCGATTTTGCTGCACCTTTTTCTAATGCTTCATTTGCGTCTCGTAATACTTGAAGTCTTTCCCCTTCCACACCTAAAAGTTCCTGTGCTCTTTTTCTTTGCGCTTCAGTCATATTCGGAGCGTCTTGTGCGAACTTGGCTGCGGTTACTTTATAACTCAATTCTAAGTTAGACAAATCAACTGTTTCATGAATTCCTTGTTTTGCTTTTTCTTGTGCTAAAAGTATACGGTCTTCATACGCAAGCATATCAGCTGCGGTTTCCCCTGCTTGTTCTAGTATTTTTACATATGCTTGAGATTGTGTAGTAGTTGCACCTGCTGATTCAGCACCAAGTTGAAGATAACTTGTTATTGAAGCATAAGCATCTTTTTGTTGAGCTGCAGTACCTAAAATAGTTTTTCCTTCTTTATTAACAACTCCCATTAATGCTGCACTTTGGGACTGTTCTTCGGTTATACGCTCAGCAGTTACTTGAATATTCTTTTTTAGAAAACTAAGATTTCTTGTTAAATCATTTTGTTCTTTTGAATAATCAAGATTATCTTCTACTAAAGAATTTAATTCTTCACTTCTTTTTATACCGTCCGTTTCAATTTTTTCTATTTTTTTACGAACTTCTTCTTCTTTTTCATAATTGTTTAGACGTAGAGCCTCTAGCTTAACCATCTTTTCTATGTTTGCAACAGATTTGGTTTCCTCTGAATTAATTCTTGCTTTTAGGGCGAGAATTTCACTTTCAAGTTTCTTTCTTTCTTGTGTTAGGTCTCTTATCTGTGTTTCTAATTTCTTTTCATTTTCTGTTGCCATGATTTCTACGAATTCTTATAAAAACAAAATGGTTTACATATTAATAAATATGCAAACCATTAATTTATCTTCTTCCAGCTGGTTTATTAAAAGTAGGAACTTTTGCTTTTTGTTTACTCATTTCTGCATTCTCAGATTTATTTTTTTCCTCAACCGCATTTGTTACTTGCTTTATGTAAAATCTTCTGAGATGAATTGGTAAATCGTATACGTCATTCCAAGTAAACCCGCCTTTTCCGTAGTAACACAAAGAAAAAATTTCTTCGTGTAATCCTACTTTATAATCAGGTGCTAGGCCAAAAAAATGATACCTCCATCGGTATATCCATCTCCTTTACATCACCTGTAATATCTGAAATAAATGTAAAGCTCATATCCAAGTCTGGTGAGAATTCACGGATATGTTGTCTTAACGCTCTCGAATCTGCTGCAAATAACTCATTATCAACAAAATTATTTACTGTAGCCCGTCCACTTTCACCGTCAATTGCAATAATAAGATGTTTGAGTCTTGTTGTGAGTTCTTTATCAATACCGGTTTTTACAAAAGTTTTGTTCATACTTTTAATTTCTGCTTGAATTTCTTTTTCTATTGCGTGGGTCATTAAACGAAATGTTATTACTCTTTTTGATAAAGGTAGTTCAAAATCAAATTCGTTTACACGTCTCTCAAACGAGCTAGTATCAACCTCCTTGTGCTCTATTTGAGTTAAATCAATTGTTACTTTTTGTTTGTTACCAGTAGAAAATGGATCATCCACTTCTACCACATAGTCTTTACCATATCCTAAAATTCTTGCAGCAACCATAATTGCATTCTTATCACCAACGTATAAATCACCGTAATTAAACGGAGTCACAATCAATGACTCAAACAACTTGTCTAACACAACACCTTGTTTAATAAGGTTCTGTGAAGTTAAAATATCTTCTTCTCTTGCAGTCATGTATTTCATTTCAATAACACCTTCGGCAAGAGGATGGTCTTCTGGATAAACTAAGCCCTTTGATGGTAATGGAATAATTTCAGTTGGAAATTTTGATTTCTTTACATCTGTCTGCTTATGTTCAGCCATCAACCTAGTTTTAAGGTCTGTGTCTGAAATAGAGGCATCTGTGGGAATATCGTAGCCCGTGGGGATTCGTGTCATAACTAATTCCTATAACAATTCATAATAAAACAATTTAATATACTAATATAAATATGGGTACATTAGAAAATCAATGTACCCACATAATTTTATATTTACACTTAGAATACAACTTAGTATTAGTATTGAAGAATAGCGTAATCATATGCTAATGTTAGAGAAATCTCAACAAATGCATCATTTGCCCAATCCATATCACCAAACGTAGTTGCAGTAATAAATGCTCCTTTCAAAGTCCATTCTTCGACTTTATCACCAACTGGACCAAGTATGTGTAAGGTAATATCTTTCTTGTAAAAGTCAGAGTAACCATCACGGCCTGTTACAGATTCGTGTGATAAACGAACCCATTCCATTACTGCTTGTGCAGCAGACGGAACAATTGGGTCATACAATTTAATTGAAACATCCTGCCATTCACCCTTACCTTTAACTTTACGTTTAATGTTAATGTGGTCAAGAGTAATTGGATTAAAGTTTATATTAGGTCTACCCGCTCCTTTTACTAAGTAAGCAGGAACACCCTCAATATACATAATAAACCTATTTTGAAGTTTAGGTTCAAACGGAGTAAAAAACACTTCCGTTGGGTCAAGTAGTTCAGCCATTTATATCTCCAAATTTATAATATCCTTTAGGTATAACTATAATTATTTCAAAAAATATGGGGAGAGTATTTCATCTCCCCACTAACTCATTTATGCTCCAGGGAATGCTGCACCAGTTGATTGAACATTGAAGTCCAATATAATGAATTCGGCAGTCTTAGCTGGTTGTAGATATAATTGTCCATAAAGAATGTTACGATCAATAATATCTGGCGTATTGTTGCTTTCATCCATGATAACACGGAATGCGTATAAACCTTGACGTTGTTGTATTGACTCAAGATATGGGTTCACGATGTTCAAGAAGCGAGTTCTTGTTTGTGAAGTGTTTTGTTCA